GAGTCGCTGCGCACCGAGGAGGTGGCAGAGCAGGTCAAGGCGGCGCAGCGCGTGCTGAAGAAGGCGCAGTCTGAATCGGCGCAGCGCCTCGGCGAGCTGGTGACAGAGTACGAGGCCGCCCGCGCGTCGCTTGATGAGCTGCGCGAGCAGGTGGCACGCATTGAGCGCGAGTCGCGCATCCGCGAGGAGGTCGAGGTCGCCTCGAAGGTCGTCGAGATCTTCGCCCGTGAGGAGGAGGAGATTATCGCCATCCTCGAGATCATCGACGAGATGGACTCGCGCGCATTGCTTGCCGCTGTCGGGATTGCTGCATGAATATTGCGCGATTCACAGGACAGCATCTAGAATAGATTTCATGGTTGCCGCCCACCAAAGGGCGAGAGGTTGAAGATGGCAGAAAATACGGCAGAGCTTGAGACAATTCCCGAGGATGCGCTCGACACCGAGATGGTGGTTGAGGACGAAGCAGACGATGGGGATATGGTTGTCTCGATTGGGGATGAATCGCCGGACCCCGAAGAAGAGGATGTGCAGCAGAACCAACCCGCTCCGCAGTGGGTCAAGGATCTGCGCAAGGCGCATCGAGAGCTACAGCGACAGCATCGCGAACTTCAGCAGAAGCTGACGACCGCCGAGCCGCCACGTAAGCAGGCGGTGGGTCCGAAGCCCAAGCTCGAGGATCACGACTACGACGCCGAGGCTTTCGAGGCGGCACTCGAATCCTGGTACGACCGCAAGCGAGCCGCTGACGTAGAAGCCGAAAAGGCGAAGCGTGCAGAGGAAGAGCAGGCGAAGTCGTGGCAGGCAAAGCTCGACGCCTACGGCAAAGCGAAAGCGGCGCTGAAGGTGAAGGACTACGAGGACGCCGAGGCGATTGCGCAGGAGACCTTCTCCGAGGTTCAGCAGGGCATCATGCTCCAAGGTGCGGACAATCCCGCTCTTGTGGTGTATGCGCTCGGCAAGAACACTCGGCGAGCGAAGGATCTGGCTGCGATCCAAGATCCCGTAAAGTTCGCGTTTGCGGTTGCGAAGCTGGAGAAGGAACTGAAGGTGACGACTCGCAAGCCACCGCCGGCGCCAGAGCCCGTTGTTAAAGGCACCGGGCGTGCAAGTTCTGTAGATTCAACACTCGAGCGGCTGCGCAACGAGGCATTGAAGACCGGCGATATGTCGAAGGTCATGGCCTACAAGCGGTCGCGGCAACAAAAATAGTAGGAGTCTGAAATGCCCAATGCATTTTCGAAAGAGGAAATCGTAGCGTTCGAGAACATTCTCGAAGGCTTCCAGGATGCGCTCGTTCTGAGCCGTAACGTCGGCATTTATGCCACCGACGGCGCAACGATGGAGCGCGCACGCGACACCATCTGGCGTCCGATGCCGTACATCGCGCAGAGCTTTGATAGCACTGTCGGAACGTCTATCTCGTCCAGCTACGACGACATGACGCAGCTTTCCGTGCCGTCCACGCTCGGCTTTTCCAAGACCTCGGCTTGGAAGCTGAACGCGAAGGAACTGCGCGACGCGCTGCAAGAAGGCCGCCTTGGCGATGCCGCTAAGCAGAAGCTGGCGTCCGACATCAACCGTTCTGTTCTGAACGTCGCTTCTGAGCAGGGCACGCTCGTTGTTGCAGTCGCTGGTGCGGCGGGTGACTACGACGACGTAGCACTCTGCGATGCGATCATGAACGAGCAGGGCGTGCAGGATTACGACCGCTACCTGGCGCTGTCGACCCGCGACTACAACGGACTGGCTGGCAACCTTGCGGTCGCGACCCGTTCGTTCGGTAACGCTAAGTCTGACCGCGCGTACGAGCGTTCCTACGTCGGCATGGTGGCAGGGTTTGAAACCTACAAGCTCGACTATGCGAACCGTCTGGCAGCCGCAACGACTACTGCGATCACGATCGCCACCAACGGCGCGCAGGTTCAGTTCGTGCCGCGTGCAACCACCAGCTCCACGGCTGGCGTGCTGAACGTGGATAACCGCACGCAGGTTGTTACGGTCTCGGCGGTAACCAACGTTCGCCCTGGCGACTGCTTCACGATCGCTGGTATCGAAGCTGTTCACCAGATCACCAAGCAGTCAACGGGTCAGCTCAAGACGTTCCGCGTTATCGCAACGCCGACCTCCGAGCCGTCGCTTGGCGCCGCGCAACTGCGCATCAGCCCCCCGCTGATTGGCGCGACCGGCAGCCCGACCGATGCAGAGCTTCAGTACAAGAACATCAACGTGGCAAGCTCCTCAGCTACCGCGGCGATCAACTTCTTGAACGACAACGCCTGCAACGTCAACCCGTTCTGGTTCAAGGACTCAATCGAGCTGCTACCGGGCCGATACGCAGTTCCGACCGACAGCGGCGCGGCGGTCATGCGTGCAAGCACGGATCAGGGCATCGAGCTGGTGATGCAGAAGTTCTACGACATCGACACCATGACGATTAAGTATCGTCTGGATACGTTGTACGGGGTCGTCTGCACCGCGCCGGAAATGGCAGGTGTCTTGATCTTTGGGCAATAATCCTGCATGACAGAAAGGGCGGCGCAATGCCGCCCTTTCTCTTTGGGAGAATTTATGCCGTTGAAAAGGGGCTACTCAAAAAAGACAATCTCTGAAAACATCTCGAAGGAGATGAAGTCGGGCAAGCCGCAGAAGCAGGCGATTGCAATCGCGCTCGAGACTGCACGCACCGCAGCGAAGAAGGCGGGCAAACCGTCGAAGGCACCGAAAAAGGGGAAATGATGTATCCGATCCAAGTCTACTGCTCGCCTGGTCCGTATCAGAAAACGACAAGCCATCCCACGTGGGGCTGCAAGTCGGTCGAGAGCGAGGAAGAGCTGGCAGAGGCGCTGGCATCGGGTAAATGGTTTGAGTCGATTGCGGAGGCGTGCGACGCTGCGGGCGAAGCCGCCTATCCGCGCCTGCGCGGGCGTATGCGCTCGATTGCTCTGCGCAAGCGGCGCACGTATGCTTTGCCCAGTGACGACGCACCGCCGTCGCGTGGGGAGATTGAACAACAAGCACGCAAGCTCGGGATTCGCTACAATGCCCGAACGGCTGACAAGGTATTATTAGCGCGAATCAGCGAGGTGATGCGAGGCAATGGCGTACACGAAGAGGCAATTCGTTGAGGCGGCGCTCACCGAGATAGGGCTCGCGTCCTACGTTTTCGATATCCAGCCGGAGCAACTCGAGTACGCACGGCGTCGTTTAGACGCCATGATGGCGGACTGGAACGGCAAGGGTATTCGGCTCTCTTACCCTATTCCCGCATCGCCCGAGCAGGGCAGCCTGGCAGAAGAAACCAACGTCCCCGACAGCGCAAACGAGGCGGTTATTCTCAACCTCGCCGTGCGCCTGGCGCCGTCGTATGGCAAGCAGATCATGCCGGACACGCGCCTGCTGGCTAAGACCGCCTACGATACCGTCCTACAGCGCGCCACCGCGCCGATTGAGCTGCAATTCCCCGATACGCTCCCGTCCGGCGCAGGTAACAAGTACTGGCGCGACGCGGACGATCCTTTCATGCCAACCCCGGTCGATCCTGTCGAGACAGGCCCCGAGGGCATTCTGGAGTTCAACTGATGCCGCAGATTATTAATCTCTCCCCGATCGGCGAGGTTCTCCCAGGCGATAGTCTGCCGATCTTCGACGAGTCGAACGGCGACACGCGGCGGGTGTCGGTGAGCCAGCTCGAAGCGTACATGCAAGTCAACCTCGACATTCCAGATAACTCGGACGAGGTTAATTTTTTGCAGGCAGGCACGGGCGCAGTTACGCGGACGGTCCAAAGCAGGCTTCGGGATACATTGAGCGTCAAAGACTTTGGCGCTGTCGGAGACGGGGTTACGGATGACACCGCTGCTATTCAGGCTGCATTAGACACGGGAAACAGCGTTTATCTTCCTGATGGCACTTACAAGATTACGTCGCCATTGTATTTGGACGGCGGCGCTGTTTTGTTAGGGGCCGGCAACGCTAACGTGACCATTAAAAAGACCACGACAACGGCGGGAACTGGCAGCAATACGGCCCGAAGCGGGACCGTAACTGATTCTTACGCAAAAAACGCAATCATTATTTGTCGCCACGCAGACAACGACTACAACTACGACTGCGTGATAAACGGAATCACGCTATACAGCGACGGATTCATTGTCGACTACGGCATATACGCGCCGCGCATGGCGTTGTGGAAGCTGGAAGATGTCACGGTCTTTCAATGCCGTTACGGGGTTTACTGCAACGACGCCTGGCAAATTGAGATGACAGGCGTCATTTGCAATTCCAACACGCAGCGAGGCTTGAACGGCAACAACTATGGCTGGGCGAGCACGACCTATGGCTTCAAATGGGCGGCCGATGGGTCGGGCTCTGGCACTGGGACCAGCCTTTCCGCCAGCAACTGTTGGGCGAGAGATTGCCAC